TCTGATACTTGCCGAAGACGCGAGCGGCCTTGGCGGTGATGAGCCTGACAGTAGCTCCGCCTAGCTTCGAACTGTCCGAGACAAATTCGTACGGCAAAACGCCCTGCGAGATGTCGCGTTCCAGAGCCGCAAGGAAGCCGGTAAAGGTCGGGTTGGGTCTTTGGCTCTGGAAACTCGTCATGGATTCGCCGGGAGAGAGAACGATGAGTTTTCCTCCCATCGTGTTGGCGAGGTTTGAATACGAGCTGCCAGATACGGCTCCAAGTTCAGCAGCCATGTCGCCGTCGAGAACTCCACCTTCCTTGGTGATTACTCGATTTACGTCACCGTTGTCCTTACACGCTTGTTTCTCGATCGCTAGGAGTTCCATCTCGTCCTGGATACTATTTACCGAATGTTGTAGCAGGGGGACGCCACGGGCGCCGCTGGCATACTCCTGGTCGACGACCATCATCATGGACTGGGCCAGAATCTGACGGGACGAGCCGTCGGAGCGGTAGACGTTGACGGCGATGTATTCGCCATACGGACCGAACTGGATGCCGTCGTGCATCCCTTCGGGCACCTTGCCCTCCAGAGGGTCACCGACGCGGTGGGCTTCCATCAGCTGAATCTTAGGCTCGCCATTTCCGTTACGCACCTTGGCCGCGAAGGAGTCGCCGTCGCGGATCATGCCGCGCAGCAGGATGGACTGGGCCTGATAGAATGAAAAGCGGTTCGTGATGTCGATGCGCTTGGCCTTCTCCGCGAAGTAGGCTTCGTAACGCTGCTGCATCTCCGGGGTCGACGCGTGGGACTGCGGCTTGATGCCGTCGCCCACCGTGTAGAGGCACATATCCGCGAGGATCTGCTTGAACAGTCCGGAGTTACGCTCCGCCCATCGGCATTTGCGGACCATCGTAAGACGGTCGTAAGGCGTCAGGTCGCGGCGAAGGTCACGAGGCTCCGCGCCGTAGGCCGCACGGCGGGCACGCGTCACGCCGATGGACTGCCAATCGCCGTAGGATGCCTGCGGCGCAGGGGCGGCAGGCGTGGCCTTGGGCGTCTTGGGACGCAGGCTGACGGTCTTGATCTTCTTGCGGATGGCCATAAATCAGTCGTTTCGGTTCTGCCAGTCCGTCGAGATGATGGTCGTGCGGCGACCGTAGGTGGCAGGGTCGAGACGGGAAAGGGCGAACATCGCTTCCGACAGCATCTCCTTCGGAGGCATGGCGAACTGTTTGGAGGCCGACGAGCCGGAGTCCGAATAGGACATCAGCGTCTTCCCCTCCGTGATCATGGACAAAGCCTTGGCCTTGATGTCCAAGAGTTCGCACTCGGTGAGGCCGATGAAGATGCCGGAAGCCATTTAGTTATGCCCCGAATGGAAGCCAGAGAGGGGAACGACGCCCGGCCCACGCCATGAGTCTCTTCCTCCCACGACACCGAGCGCCGTTCCTTGCCCATATCGTGCCAAAGGTCATGCCGAGGGCAAGTCGGTTTCGGCGGTTTCCCTGCCGGCGATACCCCAGCGGACGGCGGCCAGAAGGGCGAGGAGTTCCGTGTCGAACGAATGATTATCCTTCTTACCCTGGGGAAGTATCCATTGAGGCTTGCCCGTCCGGCGGTCCTTCACGCGGACCTCGGCGTTCAGCTGTTCGACGTATTCGGGCGAGGCGTCCTGGGCATAGGTCCAGACCTTGCGGGCCCGGAGGCCGTGCAGGAGGTCCTTGCCGGCGGTGTTCGACCAGACGATCAGCGTCGCCCGCTGCGGAATGCCAGGGACGACGATGGACTGCTTCTCGGAGTAGAAGCGGCGGGTCGTCTGCCCGTCCTTGGAGGTCACGGCGAAGTCGTCGGAGCCTGAGCCCTTGGCCGTCTTCCAATTCCGCTTGGCCGTCTCTCGGTAGACCTCCGTGGTGTTGTCTCCGGAGTCGACGAGCACCAGCGCATGATGGACGCCGTGCTGCTTGGCGAAGGCTTCGACGTTGCCCCATGAGTCGATTCTGGCGAAGGCCATCAGCCGGCTATGCCCGGTCTTCGACCACCGACGGACGACCACCCAGAAGTGGCCACGCTGGACGTCGACCCCCATCGTGCGGAAAGGGATGCTCCCCGTCGGCGCGCCTTCCCTGTCGGCCACCTTGGCTTTCGGCGTGATCACGGCCTCCGCGTCCCAGTCGTCGCCCATCTTGTAGTTGGCGGCCTCGGCCAGCGCCACCATCTCGCCGCCCTCCTCGCTCCAGGGCATCGCCAGACGCTTCTGCTTGAAGATGCGCCGAGGCTCTTCGTCGCCGTATTCGTCCGCCGCCGCCTTGGCCTTGAGCATCAGCACGCCCAGCTCGCCCCAGCTCATCGTCGCGAGGCTGTTCCAATGCAGGCCGATGTGCCCGGTGTTGGCCGAAGTCGCCGTCGCCACGAACGAGCCGCGGGCGTTCGCCTCCAGCCGGGAAGCGTTCGTGTCAGGCAGGAGCGTCTTGCACCCAGCGCACTCGTAGGTCGTGCCCACGCTGACCTTGTGCAAGTCCCATGTGCCCGTCGACTTCGCGTCCTCGGGAAACCTGACCTGTTCCCACAGCCAGGGCTGGAGCGTGTCACATCGGACACACCTCATGTTCCAATCACGCTGGTCCGTCCCTTCGTGCAGCTGATGGAACTCCTGCCCGGCCCGTCCGCCCTGCGACATGAATATGCGTTTGCCCATCCAGCCGAACGCCGTGACGCGCGCGCTCAGTTCCGCCAAGTGTCCGGGCGGAGACATCCAGCACTCGTCCGCGATCGTGTAACGCAGGGACAAGCGCTGGAGGTTCGCCTCGTTCCAGATGCCTCGGCAGTAAAGCGTCATGCGGTCGAAGTCCGCCGTCGTCGAGCGGTCCAAGTCCTCGAGGGAAAGACGCGCCTTCACGGGCGGGCAGTTGTTCCAGACCGGGCGAAGGTAACGCAAAGCGAAGTCCTTGGCCTCAGGGTCGGTGGCCTGCAAGAGCATCGTCGGCCCTGGGGCGTTCGCGATGATGTGGCAGGTGAACAGGCGGGCGAACAGCGACTTGCCCGATTGGATGCTGGCGAGGATGGTCAGCAATCGCGTCTCCGGGTCGGCGGCGATGCGCAGCGCCTCCGCGATCCACGGCGTGCGGTCGGAACGGAACGGCCCCGGCATCGGTGAGTCGGGGATGGCGTGCACGTTGTCCTCCAGCCACTCGACCACGTCGCCCGAGTCCGACGGACGCAGCACGTCCCGGCCGATGCGGAGCAGGTCAGACTTGTTCATCGAGTCCTTGCTCCTTGAGCATTTTCCAGAGTCCGTCCGAAAGCGTCGACCACTTGGGCCGCTTGTCCTTGAACGGACGCGAAGGCTTCGGCATCGGCTTGCGCCTGGGCTTGCGCTTACGCTTGCTCATCTTGGGAAAGTTCGGCCTTCACCCGACGCACCCATGCCTCGAGCACCTTGACCGCCTTCGCAGGGTTCTCAGGGTTGCACCCTTCCGCCACGTCCAAGGCCAGCTTGTCGAGGCGGTTGACCATCGTGGCCGCCAGTTCGCGCATCGCTTCGCCGGCTTCCTTCGATGAGATGTAGTCCTTCGCCAGGATGAGACGACGTTCCTGCTCCTCCTCGAGGCTTATCAGGGAGCGCAGGCTGGAGTTATATGCCGACTGGTATTTTCCCTGATTGGGGTCGCCTGCATCCATGGCGGCAAGCCACACGCCACGGGCACGCGTGACAAGTGATCGGTGCTCGAGGATGGTCTCGGCTAGGCTTCCGTCGTCGAGCTGAGCAGGGGCAATCGGTGCCTTGCGTAGCCGGGCGTCTTCCTGAGCCTGCCTCCATGCGGTCGCCGCTTCGACCGAGTCGATGGGCATACCCTTCTTGACCAAGATGGACACGCGCTGACGCGTCAACCCTAGCGCCTCGGCAATCTCAGTTTGGCTGGGCATCGTTTTGGACGGTGTTCACCCACCAGATCAGTTGCGACATCTTGATTACAGGGATGCCGTAGGACAGGCACTCGCTGACGTAGAATGAGGCGGGCTCCAGATCGTCGGGAAGAAGGATGCAGACGTGGCGCTTGTTCAGGTGCTTTCGGTAGACCAGGCATTGAGCCATGGCCATAAGCATACCCTGAGACGTGCACTCCCTTTTTGTTTCAATGGCCCAATTAAACCCGACTAAGTCGGCACGCATCTGGCAACCAGGGACTCGGACTTCGCGCTCAATGTGCCGGGGATATGCGACGCAGGCATCTTTTAACATCTGTTCGGCTTGGGTTTGCATCTGCAATTCTGAGCCATGGGTTTTTGAGAATGACCGATCTGCCCATTTAACCTTTTTCGGAGAAGCCTTAAACTTCTTAATTAGCATCCTTTCACGCTTACATTTGTCGTAGACGCCGGCCTTGGCGATGACCTTACGCACGACGCAACGTGAGTGCATAAAGTCAAAGGCCGCACGCGTGCCATGGATCGTGCCACAACGGAGGTATGCTTCAACGATTGCCGCGTCTCGCTTGGCTTTTTCTTGCCGGACAAGTTCCGACAGCTGCCGGGTTTTCAAATCACAGGTTTTCATTGTCAACAGGTCTTTCTTGTCACACGCACTTGTAAAAAAAGGCCGTGGTGACGGGCCACGCGTGAAGCGGGGGGGGTGTGAGGAGACTCCTTAGCGGGGTGTTATGGGCCGTTTTCATCGTCGTGGCATCTTGTGCTTATCCCTGCGTGCGTTGACATGGGGGAACATACCGAAAATGCGAGCGGCCATACATCCTGCCGATCGTGCGCGAGTCCAGGCAACCGGGCAGGGACAGCGACCAGCGGATGAGCTCGACGTGCCGGCGGAAGTGGAAGTTGTCCGAGTAGGCGAGCGCGTCGATGAACGCCTTGAGCATCACGCCGACATGATCGCGCGAGATGAACGCGTCGACTTCCGTGCGCACGAGCTGGCCGTCACGCGTCGCCCATGCCGGATGATTGGGGTCGATGTCGAACACGTGCTTGCTCGGCACCATCTCGCGGTAAGGCAGGACGCCGTTCTCCCTCATCTTGTCCTGCACCTTCTTCGGCTGGGAGAAGAACCAGGCGTCGAACGACCTGGCCTCCTTCGCGGGGGCCGTGAGGTCGTTGAGTCTGGCACGGGTCACGCACCGATTGGAAAGGTTATTGTTCACAGGGCAAACGGCAAAGGTTCAAAGCCTACGGCACCTGTTCTCCCAAAGACATGTCTCTACGTTCAGTCTGAGGATGTCGTCCCTGACCATTGTTCGGAACAGATGTTCGGCTGACTTGGCACGCAACCGGGTGCTTACTCCTCCGGTCATCTGACGGATGATTCCCATGATGGCCTGCTCGCCTTTGCTCAGAGTCTGCAGCCATTGGAGCTTGGTCTGACATTCCTCCTGGCGTTGCATGAATCGTTGCATGGCCTGGAGTCTGATCTGCTTACGCTCGGCTATGGACTTGCGGCCTACGGCTGACCTGGCCTCCATGGCCGGCCGTGTCGCCGGGTCTTTCCATTGGGCTGCGTAAGCCTTGAGCTCGTTGATGATCCTCGCCCTGGCATGCTTGCGCCTTTCCTCGGACGCTGCCTTCTCGGCGGGGGTTAGTTTCTTGCGGTAGTAGGGCATGGTCGTCAGATGTCTTTTGTCTCTCGAGGGGAGGGGGGTAGGCCGCCGTCAAGGCGAGCCGTATCCCTTCCTCCCTCTCTACATGCATGTCCCTGTAGCATACAGGGACTGCAGTAGAGACATAGTTTTGTCGTCGGTTTTGTCGTCGGTTTTGTGTAAGGTTTTAACATTCGATTGCCCTAGGCCGTTTTTAAGGCGTTCAGGCTGGTTGAGGCGGGGGTGGTAGCCATCAGCACCTTAAAGGGCTGCTGGAGGCCACGGAGAGGGGTCTAATATCCCTCCCCGGAGTCGACCAAGGGTGGGTTAGAACGGACCCAGCGGATTTCGTCCTTGTTCGGGGAATGGCGGATGTAGATTTCCCCGCAAGGCTTGAAGCCGTCGGTCATGCCGGCTCGGCTGCGCCTCTTGGTCAGGCCGAAGCGGTAGATCGGCTCGTCGCCCTGGCATCTTTGCAAACACGCGATTTCGCGCGCCCAGTTGGTGACCTCGGAACTTCCGAAAAGTTGATAGGCTAGGTCGGCTATGGTCTGACCCTCCTTGTCCTTGGAAGACTTAGGCTTCCCGGTGTGGTGCATGAACACCACGATCACACCCGTCTCGTTGAGGATAGGCTGGATGATGTGGCGTAGGAACTTGGCGGCCTCGGCGGTCTCGGAGATGTCGGCGCCTACGAAGGCCATCAACGGGTCGATGAACGCAATCGTGGCCTGATGCTGGATGACGAGCTTACGCAGGACGTCTCCGAACTCCTTGCCCGTGGCG